GCGAAGTTGCAGAAGATGCAGCATTCACAGAGCAAGACCAGAACTCAGCGTTCTTGTCAGTATCTGTTAAGAAGTACGCTGGACAACAGACATTCTCTGTTGAATTGCTAGATCGTACATCACCAGCATTCTTTGATGAGCTAGTTCGCAACATGGCAGCAGCTTACGCAAAGACAACAAACGCAGCAGTAAACGCTGCACTTATTGCAGGTGCAACAGCAGATGGAACAACAGTTTCAACATATCCAACAGCTTCAGAGCTTCTTGGAATTGTTGCACGCGGTTCAGCTTCTGTTTACGCAGCAACAGCAGGACTTCCAAATCCATTTGCTCGCAACATGGTCGTATCAACAGGACAATGGTCAAACATCATGTCTCTTAACGACAATGGTCGCCCAATCTACACAGCATCACAACCAATGAACGCAGGCGGACAAGTTGCGCCTACATCACTTCTTGGCAATGTTGCAGGACTCAACCTCTATGTTGATCCAACAAACGCTGGCGATGGCGATGGAACAATCCTCATCGTGAACCCAGACGCGTACACATGGTACGAGTCACCAACATACCGCCTACGCGCAGAATCAACTGCAGCAGGTTCAGTAACAATCGGCTACTACGGCTTTGGCGCAATCGCGACTAAGGTCGGAGCTGGTGCGTTTAAGAACAACAAGGCGTAAGTAACACCCTAAGTCGCTGGGAGCGGGGCGCAGCCCTTGCTCCGCTCCCAGTCTTTAGAAAGGATATGGAATGTCATTGACCACAGTTGCGGAACTTCGCTCAGCACTTGGTGTTGGCTCGCTTTACGCTGATGCCACGCTTCAAGAAGTATGCGATGCGTCCGATGCGGTCATTCTTCCAATGCTTTGGAATAACTACTCATTCAATGTAGCTCATAGCAACACAACAAACACAGGCACACTTTATTTTGAAACAACAACAAAAGATGTTTTCTATGTTGGTCAAACTGTTGTAATTACAGGCAACGGATCAAAACATAACGGCTCAAAGACAATCACAGGAGTCGGCGCATACAGCATCACATATGCCATCACAGGCAACAACAACACAGCAGCTCCTTATCACCCAGTAAATCCTTTGGGTCAAGTCGCAGCAGAGACCTATGTTGATTGGTCACAAGATGCAGCAGTCCAAGAAGCAGCACTAATGATTTCAGTAGACATCTGGCAAGCACGCCAAGTTAGCTCCACAGGCGGAGTGTCACCAGACTTTACTCCTAGCCCTTACCGTATGGGTAACACTCTCTTGGCTCGCGTTCGTGGCTTATTAGCCCACGCTTTGAGCCCTGACTCGATGGTCGGATAATGCCAGTTGCTCTCACTACTCTTAGAACCACGATTGCGACAGCATTAGTAGATAACACTAAGTGGCAGACATTTGCATTCCCACCAGCCACAGTTCTTGCTAACTCAGTAATTGTTAGCCCTTCTGATCCATATTTAGAGCCTAATAACAATCAACACAACACGATTGCTCCAACTGCTAATTTTAAGATAATCATCACTGTTCCTTTATTCGATAATGAAGGCAACCTCAATGGAATTGAAGATGCCCTAGTGGGTGTGTTCAACAAACTCGCAGCATCCTCATTAACCTATAATGTGGGAGCAGTAAGCCAGCCAAGCGTTCTAAACGCGGCATCTGGCGACCTGCTTACTTGCGAGATGTCACTATCCGTTCTAACTACCTGGAGCTAAAATGTCCGAATGGGAAAAAGAAAACGAAGCCTTCCTGAAGAAAATCGGGCAGGTTACTTCAGCACCAAAGCCAGCATCTACTAAGAAAGACGAGGAATAATCCTAATGGCTGTATTTCTAAACAATAACGTAGGCGTTAAGATTAACTCTGTTGATCTTTCTGACCATGTAACAGCAGTAACAATCAACCGTTCATTTGATGAACTCGAAGTAACAGCAATGGGCGATTCTTCTCATAAGTTCGTAAAGGGCTTGGAAGCATCAACAGTTACAATCGACTTCCTCAATGACACAGCATCAGCGAATGTTCTTGCAACACTTCAAGCTGCATGGGGAACAACTGTCACAGCAGTATTCCTACAAGAAAAGGGAACAGCAGTATCTGCTACAAACCCTCTCTACACAGTTTCATTGCTAGTCAATAACACAACAGACATCAACGGTGCTGTTGGCGATATTGGCACACAATCAATCACATTTACTGCGAACTCAACCATTGCAGTAGCATCAACAGGTACTTTCTAAACAACTAAACAAAGGGGCAAATCATGGCAAAGCTAAAAGTAACAAGGGCAGATGGACAAGTTGGGGAGTACCCAATCACTCCATTGGTGCAGTACGGTTTCGAGATTTACGCTAAGAAGGGCTTTCACAAAGCGTTCATCGAAGACCAGAAGCAAAGCGATATCTTCTGGCTAGCCTGGGAATGTATCCGCCGTTCGGGTGAAACTGTTAAGCCATTCGGAGAACAATTCATTGAAACCTTGACTTCGGTTGAGGTATTAGATGATGACCCTTTGGCTTAGGGCGCGACTCGATCACCTATCTGATTGCTAAACTTAGTGTCAGACTCGGGATCGCGCCACAACAATTATTAGAGCTAGATGAAGTAATGCTAAAGAACCTAATCAAGGTTCTACAGGATGAAGCGAAGGAGGCTAGAGATGCCAGCAACCGTCAAAGGCGGCGTTGAACTTCGCAAGGCACTTCGTAACTTCGCTCCTGAATTAGGCAAAGAAACACAGAAAGAAATTACAGGCGTGTTAAAGCCTGTTGTAAAAGAAGCTAGAGGATTTGTCACAGGTTCACCTTTATCTAACTGGGCGCGTGAAGGTGGCAAGTTTCCTGTGTTTAACGCATCTATTGTAAAGCGTGGCATTGGTTACAAGACAACACCATCAAAGCCTAACCGCAAAGGCTTCAGAGCATTAGCACAGATTCGTAACCGTTCAGCAGCTGGTGCTATCTACGAAACAGCAGGGCGTAGAGCGGTAAGCACAAAGCCCTCGGCTCGTCCTAATTTTGCTCAGGCAATGGGCCCACTAACTGGCACAGGCAAAGAGCGTGGTCGCTTAATTTATAAGGCTTGGGAAAATGACCAGGGCAACGCTACAAAGGCTGTTCTTAAAGCGATAGACAATGCTGGTAAGACTTTCAATCGAATGGTAGGCACTCGCTGATGGCTAATGTAGTAATTGATATTGCAGCCGAATACACCGGCAATAAAGCATTTAAGCAGGCAGAAACTGCTACACAGAAACTTGAAAAGTCCGTTGCAAAACTAGGCAAGCAACTTGCTGGAGTCTTTGCTGCATCTAAGTTATATGCATTTGGTAAGCAGTCAGTCAAAGCATTCGCGGCTGATGAGAAGGCTGCACGATCATTAGCTCTAGCCCTAGCCAACACAGGCAACGCCTTTGCAGCCATCGAGGTTGAGAAGTTTATTGGTGACTTACAACGCGCTACTGGCGTTCTTGATGACAACCTTCGACCAGCGTTTAGAACCCTTCTTACGGCTACAGGTGATGTTAAGAAGTCACAAGATGGCTTAGCCTTAGCCTTAGATATTGCGGCAGGTACAGGCAAAGACTTAGGTGCTGTATCTATGGCACTTGCAAAGGCTTATGGTGGGCAGACAACAGCCCTTAGCCGTTTAGGTGCAGGCTTATCTAAAGCCACTCTCGCATCTGGTGACTTAGATTTAATTACTAGCGAACTAACAAAGAAGTTCTCTGGTCAGGCATTAGCAGCTGCCGAAGGCTACTCAGGAGCAATCGCTAAGCTCACAGTTGCATCTAATAACGCCAAAGAAATCATTGGCAAAGACCTTCTAGATGCTATGCAGATGGTTGCAGGTGAAGAAGGTATTGGCGGAGCAACAACAGCAATGGAAAGTTTTGCCACTCAAATTGGCAATGCAATCTATGGCATCGGTGTTCTTACAAAGGCAATTAAATCTATACCTGGCGCAGGATTCATTGGTGATGTTTTATCCGCTGGTACTCAGATTTCAGGAATAGGACTTCTTTCAAGATTAGGTGCATCAAGTAAAGCGCGTTCAGCAGGCACTCCAGCCCAATCGCCTGGACAACGCAAAGCCATCGATAAAGCCAACGCCGATGCAATCAAGCTCCAAAAGACAAAGAACACTTTATCCAAGATTGATAACGACAACACCAGCAGAAAACTAGTTCTCACAGGCGATCAGTTAGCCCTTCTAGAATTAGAAAAGAAGTTCGATGTAGAGCGCATTGGTTTATTTGCTGCTATGAATCAGGCAACTGATAGCGAAACAAAGATGCGCCTTCTATCTCTTATTGCTATCAAAGACCAGAACGCTGCACTTGCTGGTCAAATTACGAAGGCTAATCAGACAACTGATGCCCTAGAAGCATTCCGTCAAGCCATTCTTGCATCTATTAAAGCTTTGCTTGATAAGGTAAAAGCAGAACTTGCACAACTGCAAATGCTCACAGGCAATGCACCACTTCAAACACAAGTTGGAACACCTAGCAGTTATGTAGGCGGCACTTATCTTGGACCGGATGTTTATCAAAGCGCACTTGGCGATATTGGATTAGGTAACAAACTTAATAAAATGGATAGGGAAATGATTGTTACTATCAACGCCACAGGTATTGGCGACCAACAGATTGCAGCAGTTGTTCAGAATGCCATTCAAGACCTCAACAGATACGGAAGTTCAACGACTTACGCTGGAGCAATCTAGTGGCAGTACCAACAATTAATGCCACGATTAACTTTTCAACTGGTCCAAGTTTTGCACAGGCGTTTATTATCGGTTCAGGAATCTTTGGCGTAAATGTTCTAGCTGATAGCACAGCAGTTATTGTCGATGTATCCAATCAAGTAGATAAGATTGACACAACCAGAGGGCGCAATGCTCAGGCAGACCAATTCCAAACGGGTCAATTAAGCCTTCGTATTGTTGATCAGAATGGTGACTTTAACCCTCAGAATACTGCCAGCCCTTATTACGGTTTACTCAATCCAATGCGTAAGGTGCAGATAACTGCCACTTGGAATACAGTCACATATCCAATCTTCTCAGGCTTTATTACTGGCTACTCAACCACAACCCCTAAGTTCACAGGCGATATTGTTTACACAACCATTACAGCTGTTGATGCCTTTAGACTTGCACAGAATGCTCAGATTTCAACTGTCACAGACTCGGGAGCAGGGCAGTTATCAGGTACTCGCATTAATAAGCTGCTAGATGCAATCTCCTGGCCTGCTTCAATGCGTGACATTGATGCTGGTCAGACAACCCTACAGGCAGACCCTGGTAGCCCTAGAACAGCCCTAGAAGCCATGCAGACGGTAGAACTCAGCGAGTATGGCTCTTTGTATGTCAATGCATCTGGCGAGTTCGTATTCCAAGACAGAGCCTTTACAACAAGCAGCGTGACTGGAACGCCAGTTGTATTTAATGACAATGGCACAGGCATCTCTTACTTCAATGCAATCTGGCTTCTCAACGATGTTCTTATTTACAACTCAGCCCAGATTACTCGCACAGGCGGAACAACCCAGACTGCCATCAACCAGGCTTCAATTGATAAGTACTTCATCCATTCTTACAACCAACAGAACCTACTTATGGAAACCGATGGAGTAGCCCTTGACTATGCTCGCGCTTATGTGGCATCTAGAGCTGAAACCACAACCCGATGTGATGCCATTACCCTTGACCTTTACACAGCCAATTACGATGCAGGAGTTACAGCAGCTCTTGATTTAGAATTCTTTGATCCAGTAACTATTACAACCACACAACCAGGCTCATCAGACCTGACCAAAACTTTGCAAGTATTTGGCGTTGCCCACAGCATCACGCCTAATTCTTGGAAAACCCAATTCACCACCCTAGAACCAATAATTGATGGATTCATAATTGGATCGGCATTATACGGTATTCTAGGCACTAGCGTTCTATCTTACTAAGGAGTAATAATGGCAAGCGGATTCCCAGCGACAACAGGTGATGTCCTCACTAGCACCATGTTCAATGGGCTGGTCGCGTTCACCTTGAATGCTCAAACAGGCACAACTTACACAACAGTTCTTAATGACTCATATCAGGTTCTGATTACACAAAGCAATGCTTCGGCTAACGCAATTAAGATTCCGACAAATGCTTCTGTTGCTCACCCAATCGGAACTGTCATAACTATTCTCAATATCGGTGCAGGTGTCTGCACAATCTCAGCAGTCACATCAGGAACTACAACAATTCTTTCAGCAGGCGCAGTAGCAGCTGCTCCAACTTTGGCTCAATATAAATCAGCCGCATGTATTAAAACTGGTACAGATGCTTGGTATGTAGTAGGAGCAATTGGATAATGATTGCCAATCTTACTTGTTCAAATCTAACAGGATTAGTTCTTCTTAAAACGACTTCTGTTGATTATGTAGTCGTTGCAGGCGGTGGCGGTGGCGGTGGCAAAAATCTTTATAACTCAGGTCGCGGTGGCGGTGGCGGTGGTGGTTTTAGAACTGCTGCAAGTTTTTCAGTCACTCCTGGAACTGGATTTACTGTAACAATTGGCGCAGGTGGTGCTTTTGGTAGTGCTGACGCAGGTGGAACTCGCGGTTCAGATTCTGTTCTTTCGACAATAACTTCATCGGGTGGCGGTGGCGGTGGTGGTGCAACATCATCAGACGGTATTGCTGGAGATAGCGGCGGTTCTGGTGGCGGTGGCGGTGGTGAAACTAGCGGCACAACTTCAGCCTCAGGTGGTGCAGGTAATACTCCCTCTACTTCTCCATCTCAAGGACAAGCAGGTGGTGCAGGTGGTAACAGCTCATCACTAGATTATCGTTCAGGCGGTGGCGGTGGCGGTGCATCCGCAGCAGGTGCATCCGCAGCAGGAACACTTCAACCTGGTAATGGCGGAAACGGTACTGCCAATTCTTATAGTGGATCATCAGTAACTTACGCTGGTGGCGGTGGCGGTGGTTCTTGGAACTCAACCAGTTCTGACTTTGCAACTGGTGGTACTGGCGGTGGCGGTAATGGTTCTGGCGGTGCAGGCATTGGCACAGTAAATGTTGCAACAGCAGGAACAACAAATCTTGGTGGCGGTGGCGGTGGCGGTGGATATGATTCCACAGGTGCTAACGGCGGCTCAGGTGTTGTAATTATCCGTTATCCAAATACTTTTGCAGACATTACTTCTATCGGTGGTGGATTGACTTACACAAAATCAAGCCCAAGTGGTTACACAGTTTATACATTTACAGCAGGAACAGGAACGGTGACTATCTAATGGCTCACTACGCATTCCTAGATTCAAACAATATCGTTACAGAAGTTATTGTTGGCAAAGATGAAACAGAACTTATTGATGGTTTAGAACCTGAAACTTATTATGGAAACTTTCGTGGTCAAGTTTGCAAGCGCACTTCTTACAATGGAAACATTCGTAAGAATTATGCAGGAATTGGCTATACCTATGATGAAGTTCGAGATGCTTTTATTCCGCCTAAACCGATTGAAGCAACTGGCTTTGATGAAGAAACTTGCACTTGGATAGTTCCCGATGAAGCCACTTCTCTGTAAAGCAGGGCAGCAACTTCGTGAACAAATCGATGATGCGTTTCCAGATAGAGATCGTAAGTCGGATGGTTGGATAGGCGATGCCGCACACTCCAATCGTAAGAGTGACCACAATCCCGATCCGTCTAACGGAATCGTCAGGGCTATTGATGTGGATAAGGACTTCGACTCACGCCCCAGCACAGGTGCTTATCTTGCCGACCAAATACGCTTATGTGCCAAGAAGGACAAACGAATCTCTTACGTCATTTTCGCAGGTCGAATTGCCTCATCTAAGTCATTTTGGCGTTGGCGTTCTTACAATGGGGTTAATCGCCACGATCATCACATTCATATCAGCTTTACCAAAAAGGGTGACAAAGATTCTTCGTTCTTCCAAATCCCAATGCTAGGAGCAAACTAATGAACATGAAAAACCCTCTCGTCCTAACTGCTGGTGCATTCCTATCAGCTTGGGCTGCAAGTAACTTCGATGTCGATTACCGTGCAATTCTTTGGGCGGTGTTAGCAGGCGTATTCGGATATGCCACGCCTAAAAAGTAATGACAGCCCAAGACTGGGCGGCTGTTGTAGCTGTTGCTCTGACCGTTATTGGTTCATTTTTTGGTGCTGTGAAATGGTTAGTAAAGCATTACCTAAACGAACTAAAGCCAAATAGCGGCTCATCTATGCGCGACCAAATAACTGCATTAGAAGCGCGTGTTGAAACGATTATTCGTATCCTAGAGAGGTAACAATTATCTCATGGCAAGAAAAGCAACTAAGAAGCTAACGGATGAAGGTTATTCCAAGTTAGATGCGTGGGCTATTGGCGTGCATGAAATGTATCGCTCATTACGCAGAGCAGGCTTCCCAGTTGATCAGGCACTTGCCATTATTGTGGAGAAGAATGCTTATCCTGAATGGATTCTCCCAAACCCAATCAACCCTAATATCCCAGAGCCAGACTGGTATGACGATGAGGATGAATGAAAAGAACTGTTGTCGTTCCCGATTTACAAGTTCCCCTACACGATCCAGTAGCCGTTGCTAATGTTGCGGCTTATATTAAGGCTGTTCGCCCCGACTCTGTGGTTACTCTCGGAGATGAAGCAGATTTCACAGAAATCGGGCGTTGGAGTGAAGGCAAGCCAGGCTGGTACGAACAGACACTAGCTGAGAACAGAGACATGACTGTCGATGTGTTATGGCAGTTAGGCGAGTACGCCAAAGAACAGCATATGATCCGCAGCAATCACACGGATCGATTGTTTAATGTCATCATGAATAAGATTCCTAGTTTCATGTCATTACCTGAACTACGCTTTGAAAAGTTTATGCGTTTAGATGAACTTGGCATTACTTATCATAAGACCCCATATAAGGTCGCTGGAAGCGGTTCTAACGCGATTCTAGCCGTTCATGGTGATCAAGGTAGCGTCAAGCCCACACCAGGTCTTACAGCCCTTGAAGCGGCTCGTAGGGCAGGTTTTGGAATTATCTGTGGTCACACGCACAGAGCTGGTTTCTCACAGTTCTCTGAGTCCACCGGTGGGCGTGTCGGGCGCATCATTCGAGGCTGGGAAGGTGGGCATCTCATGGATGTCCGTAAGGCAACCTACACTAAAGGCACAATGAACTGGCAACAGGCATTTATTGTTATTGAGGAAATCAAGGCAAATGTGCAGGTCAGCATCATTAACCTAGAAAAGGATGGGACATTCATTGTGTCAGGTAAGAGATACGGGCGCGCTCGGTAACGACATCTCTAGGGACATCGATGACCATATGGATGACTCAGAATTGTTACCGTTTCGTTATCTAAATCTACTGAATAAATCCCACTAGCTGTGTAACACTTTCCCTGTTCCCGAAATACGGGACAAGAAAGGGCTAAATGATAATTAACTCAATGACAATTCTGATAATCGCAGGTGTTGGATTGCTTTCTTACTTCTCATTCCGTTGGGGTCAAGAAGTTGGCTATGACGAAGGCTTGGTGGATGGTCGCACAGCTGTACGAAAGTACTATGAGCAGGTGGGTAAGTGAAAGCAACTGAGGCGCTCATCGATGCAATCGACATCATGCAAGATCGTGGCAAGGTCTACGGTCATCCGCGAATTAACCAGGGTCGCATCGCTGCAAGGCTTACCTGTTTATTTGATATTCCAATCACAGACTCTCAAGCTGCACTTGCAATGGTCGAAGTCAAACTCGCCAGAATCGCAGAGTCACCTAATTACACAGATTCCTATGTCGATGCAATAGCGTATCTTGCAATCGCACTCGAACTAGCAACGGAACAGGATGAACTTTATGTCTAATGATTTAATTTATGAAGCATTTACTCACATTCAATGTGGTTGTGGGGCAAAGATTAACTCTAAGAATGTTGAATTGTTAGAGAAGTTCGACAAGATGCACGGATCAATAGAACACACGAGCTTGGTCATGGAGTTAAAACTAAAGAAGGCGGACAAGAATTATGTTTAACCTAGAGGATTACGAAACAGTTGAAGTACGCCTAGAGAAGTTCATCAAGGACTTTCCGGACTTCCGCGTTGAAACAGAGTTAGTGAGTTTTCAAAATGACAGATACATTGTTAAAGCATGGCTTTATCGTACTTTCGCTGATAGCACGCCGTTCTCCAGCGGGCTCGCTGAGGAAACGATTAGCAGTCGAGGCGTTAATGCAACTAGCGCATTGGAAAACTGTGAAACTAGCGCGATCGGCAG